GGGTCTTTTTACATTAAGTCCAGATGAAATAGAATTACAATATTTAGTAAAGTCTTCTTTATCATCATGATTTGTTTTTACTATTAAACAAACATTTTCATCTCTTGAAAACTCTAAAAAATACGCCTTTAACAACGCTGATAAGTTTTTTCTTCTTTTTTGTTCGCCTATAGTGTAAAAAATAAAATCTTTTTTAAAAGTATTGTCCTCTATCTGTTTTAGTTTATCAAATTTTTGAGTGTAAACAGAAAAATCTCTAGCATGAGGAACAACATATATCGGAACTTTTACCCCACTATTTCTGCATGATTCAATCATTTGATTATTTATAACAATACAACAATCCATGTTATTTAAATGATTTTGCCATCCAGACATTCTAAACGAAGATGTTTCATAAGCAAAAAGTGCTATGTTTAAATTAAAATTTGAATCATATTGCATATGAATTGGAAGAGTATGTTGAATAACAACATCGCAATTATCTGCCGACTTTTTTTCTAATTCTTCAACTCTTTTGTGTGGAGTATGATTTAATGTGTTGAACTTTAATGGTCTACAAACAACATTTACGCCAACTGAATCTAAAGATAATATATAATCTTCAGCAGCTTGACCATATCCAGTTCCATCTCTGTAATTTCCTATGTAAAGAACTTTCATTTTAGTTCCTTATAGATTCATAGTGGTTATATTTAGATATTATTTTTTCTACTTCTTTATATATATCTTCCTTAGAAGACATATTGTAATTTATTCTTTTTAAAAACCTTGAAAATAAAAGAGAAAAATCATCATTAAAACACTTTAACAATTGCTTTAAAAATTCTACATTATTATCAAAAGATATTTCTGAAGGTATGCTCATATATTTTTTGGGTTCATTCCATGTATTAGAACTTGGTACAGATAAAAAGTGGTTTTTTAACTTTTCTGAAACAGCATCATAGCTATACTTTTCTTTTGTCAAATTTAGTGTTTTATTAGACTTGAACTTTCTTACTGATTCTGGTTGTTTAAAATATTTAATACAAATATCTACAAAATTTTGATTATCTGGAAGTGCAAACTTTCTATGTGTTTCAACTTCATAATGCATTCTCTGTACTTTTATTGGAAAACCATCTAGTTTTCTAACTATGTCGTACATGGCACTATAGTCTGTAGCACAAATAGGAACCCCACAAGAAGCTGCTTCTACTAATGGCATCCCAAATCCTTCTGCACAAGAATATTGAACATATAGATCCATTAAATTATACACCATTGCCATAGAGTCTCTTTTTGCACCAGAACTTGTGTTTGGAAACAAAGAAGATATTTTTTTACAATAATTGCATTCTATAATTGCACCATTAAAATTTGATATTGATATGTTAAAACAGCCCCTACAACTATAAGTAAACAACAGTTTTTTTGATATTTTGGGTCTTTCAGCTATTAATTTTGGTATATCCCAACCAACATCTGGATAAGTAGTGTGCATATATAGAAATAATTTTGAAGATATCTCTTTTGGTGCTTGATTCAACAACATTTCAAATGCATCAAAAAGATCTGGAATTAGTTTTCTTTTTTGATTTCTCATAACAGAACCGATTATTAAACAATCTGGATCTAATCCATGAGATTTTTTAAATTCTTTTTTGTCTTTAATCATAGTAAAAACTTCATCTGCTGCTGGAGAAGCAGAAGAAATTAAATTTAAATTTGGATAATTTTCTTTGAGTATGTCTAAAGCCCAATCTGAGTATGTAAATATAGAATCTGCCTTAGTTAAAGTATATATCCATTCTGAATCTAATGGAATCGAATCAATAGTTGGCATATAGGCCCAATGGAAATGTCTCTTGTAGGGAGAATCTCCAATAAAATCATCAATCCAAGGATCTCTGAAAGACCATACTACATCTGGTTTAAATTCTAAAAGAACATCTTCAAAGATTGAAGAGCCAAATCTTCCGCTAGTTTTATTTTCTTCTGGATAATATATTTTCCAAGGTGGTTTTGGAACTGACGGATGATCTTTACCAAAACACGCTATCTCTGCCAATTCAAATTCTCCTGTTTGATAAAGCCTGTTCATAATCTGGCAACCATAATTGGCATATCCAGAGTTTATAAAAGTTGCTTCACCACACAGGAGTATTCGTTTTTTTGACATTTTAATTCCTATAGTATTTGATTGCCAAAATCTTCTTCTTCTGCAAATACTTCTGAATGTTGTTCTTCTTCATCGTTTGCTTTCTGATCTACATACCAAAATTTTTGAACTATAAATTTAATTTTATGCCTGTTTTTTCCATTTTCTTTATCTACCCAACTTTCTGTTTTAGCAGAAGTATGCACTAAAATTCTAGAACCTTTTTTAAAATACTTCCCAATCAAATCAGCAGTTTTTTCCCAAGCAACACAATCAATAAAAGTCATTTCTGGTTTTTCTTGATTTTTAGATGGATTTCTAACCGAAATACAAAAGTTAACAACAGATTTTCCATTGTTTAATTTTATAAGTTCTGGTTCTCTAGTAAGCTTGCCAAGGAAAGAACAAATATTCATTTCTATCTCCTAAATTTGAACAACAGTTTTAACTAAAAGAGAGTCACTTTTTTTGTCTCGTTCACCTTGAATCAAGACTGTATTACCCTCTTTTAACAAAGAAGCAAAATCTTTGTACGAGTTTGGAAAACAGATGACATCATCTATTTTTCCAGTAGCATCAGATATTGATAAAAATGCCATTCTAGATCCTGGTGTTTTTCCAGCCTTTGTAAGCACTTCTTTAGACCTTCTTACTTCAACACCAAAGACCATATAGCCATTCTTTCCATCTAAGTATTCTTTACATGTGGTGTTTGAACTACTTGTATCGCAAGAGTCTGTAGCATTATATGTTAAAGAAATTCCTAAAGAATCTTTTTCAATCCAACAAACCCAACTTGGAATATCTATCAAAGGAGAAGGAGGATTTTTAATCATAGAGGCTATGCTTTTTAAAACCTCAACTCTTTTGACTGAAGAACAACAACCACCTTCTTTTTTTGTCTTTGCTGAGTTTAAAATCATATCTGGTATATTAGTGATTTCAACATTGGCTTTTATCCATTCCTTTTCCTTGCCTGTTAATTCAGACCAAGCATTAAATTCAGCAAGAAGAACCTTCCTTTTGTTGCCAAATTTTCTTAGAGCGTTAACAGCAATTAGTTTTTCAATACTTGATTTTGGCATTTCATCAGAACATTTAACAACAAATTCTTCCCAAGAATCTATACTTTTGCCATAATTATTTATAGCTAGTTTAATTTTTTCAAATTGTGATTGTCCAATTCCTTTTACATCAGTAATACCAAACCAAATTGATATTCCGTCAGTGTAAAAGTTGCTATTTAGCATCATTATGTCTGGAGAGTGAACAGCTATATTAAATTTTTTTGCATCTTCAATTAAATCAGATATTTCAAGCTGACTATCTGCCTTGTCCTTAGCAAAATAAAGCCAGCTAGTAAAGAATTGAACTGGAAAGTGACTCTTTAAATAAGCAGTATCATATCCAATTAAGCCGTAGCAGCAACTGTGACTGCGATTGAAGGAATATTTTTGACTCTGTTCAATCCATCCAAATATTTCTTCGGCTTGATCTTCTGAAACAACTTCTATTTTTTTAGCACCTTCAATAAACATCTTTTTACATTTTGCCATTTCGCTAGATGATTTCTTTCCCATTGCTTTACGAAGCATATCTGCCTCTTGTAAAGTGAATCCAGCGATAACCCTAGAAAGTTCCATTGCCTGTTCTTGAAAAACAAGTGATCCATAAGTTGATTTAAGTGCATCATCAACAATAGGATGATAGGATGAAACCTCTTCTTCTCCGTTTACAATACGGCAATAATGTGCGGTCATACTAACGCCCTTATCATCCACGGAACGCAAAGCTCCTGGCCTAATAAGAGCACCCAAAGCAGTTAAATGATCAACAGTTTTTGGTCTTAGTTTCTTAGACCATTGTTTTCCAAGATCTGATTCTAACTGAAAAATTCCTTTTGTATCGCCTCTAGAAAATATATCCCAAGCAATATCGCAAGAAGGAAGATTAGTTGGATCTACTTCCATTAGAGGCAAAGAATCTTTGGTTAAAGGATCTCCAATTATTGGAAAACTACAACCACATGAAAATTTGTATGTTTTTGTCATATTATTATTTCTTAAATGAGTCTTTAAATTTAACTTTTGGGTATATTGATCTATGTAGTTTTAAGAAGTATGTGATTAAGTCTGCTGTTTGCTCAACATCAACTAGTGCATCATGAGCATTAGCTTTTGACATTCCAAAATGATCTCTAATAGTATCCATTTTCATATTAGGCATATCATCTGAATTTTCAAACCAAAGCAACATCATTTCATCTAAATCAAACATGCTTCTTTTATTGAAGAAAGATTGTGTGGCATTTGGTTGAACATATCCTAATTCAATACAGACTCTTTGAAAAATCGGCATATCAAAAAATCTAATGTTTTTTCCTGCTGGAACAGGAGCTAATATATTGCTTTTACCAACTGCAAAAGTAGATATAAAATCAATAAACCTACTCCAAACAACATCAAGATTGGGTGCAAGCTGAAGTTCTTCTCTTGTCTTTTTGTTTACTGCTAGTGCTGCTTCTTGCAAATTTCCAAAGTCTCTAGGTTTTACAAGACTATTAAAGACTGCACCTTCTATTGGTTGAAGAGTTTTTCTATTTATTGCCTTTGCAGCAATTTGAATAACTTCACAAGTATTTGTGTCCAAAGATCCTGTTTCAAAATCAAAAACAATAATCGTATTACTCTTCATCGTCTTCTTCTCCTTTAATAGTTAGTTCTATTGATCCATCATCAATTTGCTGTATTTTAAGTTCGACTTCTGCATCTTCTGCTGAATCTAAAAAATCCTTATCTATAAGTAACATACCTCCATTTTGAATTGTTATTGCCTTTAATAGTTTATTCGCCTGTTTAACAAGATCTTTCTTTAATGAAGAGCAATCAGACAAAGCATCTAACAAGGCTGTTTGCTGGACTACCAGTTTACTTATTATAGATATTTCAAGAGAATTATCATTCATTTGGTTTCCCCTTTAAAATATTTATACAACCCATTATTTTATCTAAAACTGCAACTCCAAGTATATCAAACTTAACCATTCCAATTGACTCTAAATCTGACATTTCCATACCAGCTATCATCTGTTTTGTCTTTTTATCAAATGTCATTGGACATACTTCTGATAAAGGAATATTACTAATAACTATACCAGCAGCATGTTTGCCCTGACTTCTTTTTGTTCCTTCTAATCTTATTGCCTGTGCAAATTCCTTTGCTAATCTTCCAGAGTAAGTGCCATCTTTTTCAATCTTACAATACTCAGATAATCTATCAGGAATATTCTCTAACGCCCACCTTATTATTGAAGAATCTCCATCTTCATCTTTCATGTCTTGTAGTTGTTCAGATATCTCGGATTCATCTGGAATGTACTTAGTTACATTGTTGCTTTCTTCAAAAGAAAAACCATGAACTCTAAGCACATCTTTTAATGATCCACGACCCTGCATACGACTAAATGTTATCATTTGGCAAACATTGCTGCTTCCATACTTTTGTTTTATATATTCTATTACTTTATCACGCTTTGTAATTGGAAAGTCACAGTCAATATCTGGCAAACTTATACGACCAGCAGAGTTTCTTCCTGCGTTATAGAATCTTTCAAATATAAGGGAATGTTTAATGGGGTCTACTTCTGTTATACCCAAGAGGTAAGATATCATGCAGCCAGCACCAGAACCTCTACCTCTACCCATAATCCAACCCTTAGACTTTGCCCAATTGCAATAGTCTTGCACAATTAAAAAGTATCCAGCCAAACCAGAAGTATCTATAACTTCAAGTTCGTGCTTTATTCTCTCTGTGTATACCTTATATTCATCTGTTTTTGGCTTTATTGAAGAGAAACGCCTATTCCACCCATCTCTGCATAACTTCCTCAAATAAAGGATCTGAGAAAGACCATCTGGACAAGCAAAGTTTGGTATGGCTGGTTGTTTTATAAGTGAATAATTTTCACACAAGCTATCAATTAAGCAACAATTGTTTATTTCATCTTCTTCGTGGAAGCTAGATATTTCTTCAATTGTTGGAAGATAGTATTTATTTGATTTAAAAAATACAGAAAGGCCAAATTCTTCGTTATTTTCTAGTTTGCTATTTACATTTTTTAAAGTTGTTTCCATTGAAGAACACAATAAAACCCTTTGATCAGGAGCATCCTCTGGCATAACATAATGAACATCTGGAGTTGCTATTTTTTTAATACCAGTTTTTGCACAAAGTTCTCTCAGGCATTCAGCAATAACCTTTGATGCAACTAAGTTAGAGCTATCAAACAATTGTATTTCTACAAAAAAATTATCTGCCCCAAATATCTCAATGTATTTTGCACAAATATTTCCAGCTTCATTTAGCCAGTTGGGTTTGAGCATTTCTTTTATTTCATCATAATCAGTTCTTTTATAAGCCTCTTTATGATCTTCAAATAAAGAATTAGCCAAATCTGTTCCTGGATGACCAGAAAATGCAATTAAATCACTGCACAGTCCTTTAAAGTCATTTAAGTTTAATCTTGGTTTGTAATAAAAATAATCTAAGGAATTGGCTAAAGAAGACAAATTAATTAAGTTTTTCCAGCCGTTTAGATTTTTAGCAATGACACACAGGTGAGTTAAGCTTGAGTTTTCTTTATTGTGTTCTATTGCTGTATTCTTACAAATATAAAATTCACAACCAATGATTGGTTTTATACCTTGTGAAATACAAGCTTTAGAAAAAGAAATAGCACCAGATATAGTTCCATGATCAGTTATGGCACATGAAGTATATCCAAGCTCTTTGCATCTTTTTGCTAAAAGATCTGGCTTACTTAATCCATCTAATAAGCTATAATGGGTATGACAATGCAATGGTATCCAATTCATATTCAATCCTTAAATTTTTTTCAGTTAATTAATTTCTTAAGTAGTTCCTAATTACATGAACCGACCAATCTTCCCAATTTATATCTGATACTACTGTCGTTTTTGTATGTTTAAATTCCCCATTTACAAGTGCTTTATCAATTGGTTTAAAAGACTTCTCATCTTTTAAATGAACATGAAAAACAACGCCAAAATGAACAGCGTTAACTGTAGATGAATCATCATTTATAACGCCTACTAATCTTACAGAATGAGGATCTGAAAACTGAACCTCTTCTTCTATTTCTCTTTTGCAAGCATTACCTATTGTTTCAGTATCATTTCCATCGCAAGGATTAACATGACCACCAACACCAACAGACCATAAATCATGCAATCTATTTTCAGAACCATGCTTTGATCTTTGATACATAAACAATTGATCATTTTTTGTAAAAATACAATATGGAATTACTTGTTTGTAGTTCAAGTCATTTTCTGCAATATCTCTGTCTATATAAAACAAGTTTTCTGGAACAAGGATTTTATTTTTAATATTAGAGGCTTTTTCTCCAGTTAGCATTCCTTGAAATGACAACTCTTCATTCAACAATTCTTTTTTGAAAACAAGAACTTTTTCGCCATTATATTTTGGAATATACTCTGATGATTTTGAACAGCTTTCTGTTTCTTTATCAGAATAATTTAAACAGTCTTGATCTGTAGAAGATTCTTCTGGACTAAATGTTGTAGAAGTTGTTGTTTCAATTGATTTTTCAAAAATAGCTTCTATCCACTTTTTACTTTTTGACATCATTATTCTCCCTGTTAGATTGACCACCACCATCGCCATAAGAAACAACTGTTTTTTTATTGGCATATTTAGTATACGCAACATTCATGCCCAATTGTATAAGTTCTTTATTCATAAAGTCACATATTGATTTTTCTGTGTCTTCATATTTTTCTTTGTGGAACCTACAAAGCTTCTCACATTTCCATTTATCTTTACCATAATCTATGATCCTAGATGGAAAATGGCAAGACTTTATTTTTTCAAACTCATATCTAATCATTTCAATTGTTGTTTTTATATCTTCTTTATGAAAACATAATGTGAAAGGACCACCAGCTTTATTAAAAAAAATAGTAATAATTATATTTTCTTCATCTGGATAAAGTTTATTTAATGCATAATGATAAAGCCTTAATTGAAAGTCTTTATAAAAATCATCGTAGTTTTTTTCCTTTCCAGTTGCCCAGTTTTTTCTCTCTCCTGTTTTCCAATCTATGTACTCTATTGTTTTTTTGTCTACTCTAGTTATTAAGTCCATTGTTCCTTTGATTCTAAGATTTCCAGACATAACAGTACCATCATCTAAATAGTATTCGTATTTAGCCCAAGGTTCTTCAATCTCTATATCAAAATACTGCTCTGGTTGCTCAATCTTTCTAGATAAAGGTGAAAACATACCATTGTTAAACAATAAAGTATCCCAAGTCCACTTAGAGCATTCTTTTAAATCCTTGTCATCCCATTCATGAATGCTTTTATTTTTGTAATGATTAAAGGCAGACAGTATGGCACTTTCTGGAGAAATATCTATTGTGGAAAAAGTTTCTTTTAATTCACCATCTGTAAATGTAGATGTTTCATTTTGTAGGCAAAGCTTTTTATTTGCCAACAATTCTAATGCTTTATGAACAACATTGCCTTTTTCCGCTTTTTTATTGGAATCATCTTGAAAGCCTAAGTTGTAAGTTAGCCAGTACTTATGTTGACACCATGCGTAAGAACTTACAGAACTAGACCTTAGATAAGTTATGATCATTTTTAATCCAGTTTATTTGTTTTAGTTTTCTAATCAATTCAAATTGTTGTTGTTCTTTAGACATATTTTCGTTATTTAAAATAATGTCAAATTTACTTGTACATTTATCTATTTCATTTTCACTTATGTGGCTATCATTATCTGTGCTTCTTGTTAACCTAATAACTATTCCACCAGCATCTTTAATGCTATCAATTTCATTTTCAAATCTTGCATCAGTAATAAAATTTAATGGACAATTTTGTTTGCTTATTGCATTAAAACAAGCGTTGATGTGTATTGATTTATTCATTTTTCTGGCTATTCCAGTTCCAAATTCTTGTAAGAATTCTCTAGCTGTCATTTGTCCTATAGGTGGATTTAAATTATTATATTTTATTTCACTATAATGAGGTAAGTCTTCCCATAAATAACTTGTGAGTGAGTTTTTATCTTCTAAAGATCCAAAAACATGTTTGTGTTTTAATCCAAAAAAGTTGATTGCTACTGACTTCATTGTTTGAGCAAAAGAGAACATGCATGAATCACAACCAAAAAGCCTTAAAGAATTAAGAGAAAGAAATCCAGCTAAAGTATCTTTGCCAGAACCTTTTCTTCCAGAAAAACCTATCAATCTTTGAATTGTCATTAATACGAGTTCCTTTCAATCAAAGGCTTAATCATGCTGTTTATTTGCTCATTGCTAAGATCACCTGGATCTTTAATGCCATCTGGCAGAGATGGACATACTATTTTAAACATTCTAGAAAGAGATGAATTTAATTTATTTGAGGCACTATTGCCAGCTTTATCTGAGTCAAAAAGCAATATTAATGTAGTAGCACCAGAAGATTCAAGCAAAACCTGTTGTGTGTCTGTAAGAGAAGAGCCAAAAACAGCAACAACATTATGTATGTCATTTTCAACAAATTTCCACACATCTGCTGGACCTTCTACTAATATAACTATTCCAGTTTTTTTAATTTCATCTTTGGAATTTCCAAAATTATAAAGATAATTCTTCTTTGAAAATCCTTTGTTGTGAATCCATTTGCTAATCGCACTTTGTGGATCACAGCTTTCATTTTCATGATAGTTGCTGCACTTACTACACTTATCAAGTATAGTTCTTCCAGTAAAACCTACAATTGTTTTATTGTCTGAATCATATACTGGAACCACTGCTCTTTTTCTAAAAAACTTATTGTCTGATTTTGATTCTCCAATATCATATGCATCCAATATACTTGCAGAATAACCCCTAGACATAAAGTATTTTGATGGTATATCAAGTCTTTCTCTTACAACTTTTTTAGTGTATAAAAACTCTTTCTTTTTTTTAACAGTTGTAAATAAATGTGCGTGTTTATCAAAAGCATGAGAAGGAACATCGTCTTTTATGCTGGAAAGATCTATCTTTAATAAACCACAAAGAGAAGCAATTGTGTCTGAAAAACTGACTGTTCTATCTCCAACCTTTGACCAACCATACTTTTTATTGCTCATTACTCCACGGAAAAATCCTATAGATGTATTTATAAATGTGTTTTCGCAATGATGTGTATAACAAACCCAATTGCCAACTCTTGTATGTCCAGACATAAAAAGATTTACTGCTGTTCTATTATCTCCACCATGAACTGGACAAGCACAGACTATTGAGTCAGAAACGGATTTGTATTGAATATTAAAATAATCCATAAGAAATTCTATTTTGTCACATATTACAGCATTTAAATATTCATTCTTAGTTATTTCAGTTGACTTCGATTTCATTTGGTAATCCTTCCACTACAAAACCATTGTTCTGTCTTGTAGACTGAGATTTAAAAATTTGACTTCTAGTTGGACCTTCTTCTATTTTTCCAAATTCATAATTGGCAAATATATTTATATAATCACCTTGATCCATGCCTTTACCATGTCTTGCAACAACAGGAACTAACTTCAGATTATATCTAACCTTATCTTGAGAAAATCCTTCATCTGCCATTTCCTCTTCACTTTTCCTTTTGTAAATTGAAAAGTTAGAACATAACCAAAGTATTCTGTCTGAACCAGATGCAACATCAGTATCTTCACGATTAATGCCATCTCTATTTAGCTGAGTAAAGGCTAAACATGAAGCATTATATTGAACCATAAAGTTATGTAGGTTTGTCATTAAAAAACCAAGTGCTTGATATTCTGCCATGTTTTTGCCAATACCAGAATCATCCATTAACTTTATATAATCATATATGATTAAACATGGATTTGCTTTTCCAGAATCATCAAGTCCAACATCTTTAATTACCCATCTTCTAGCCATACTTATAACTTCATCAAAGCTTTTTCCTGCAATAGACTTGTATTGAAATGGCATTTCTTTAATTTTTTCAATAGCCTTTTTAATACTATTTCTTTTTGAAACATCTTTTGAAAACAAACCACTTTCAATTTCTTCTATTTTAACTCCAGACATACAAGCTAATATTCTATGCCAATGATCTTTCTCTGTCATTTCTGTATCAAGCATTAAGACTGGAATCTTGTTTGATGATACGCTGATGCCAACATTGTCAGCAAAAAAGCTTTTACCAGTTTTCATTCTAGCACCGATAAGATTCACTGTTCCTGGCCTAAATCCACCTCCAATAGCCATATCATATGCTTTGAATCCAGAGGAAATGCCCAACTGTGAAATTGGATTTGACTCTAAATACTCAACATATTCTTCTATGCCATCGCTCATTAGTTTTGGATTAGGGTCTTCAGAATTTGAAATCTTAAATGTTGCATCTAAAACGCATGATTCTGCAATAGAAATGATGTGGCTTATAGGCTCATCGCCAGTCACATTTTCAAGTGTGTTTGCACCATTGATTAGATTTAAAGACAGGTTTTTGGCAATGCTCAACTTTTTAAGCTTTGCTGCACTTTTTCTGGCATTAACTAATTCAACTGGAAAACTGGTTAGTGATCTTAAATACTTTGCCTGTTCTGATGTCTTAAAAAACTGCGATAAGTTTAAAGATTCGGCAGTAGAAATGACTGTTGGTATATCTACCCTTGAACTCTTGTCAGTAATTATTTTTGAAAAACATTTGAATATAGCAGCATTGTCATCGCTAGAAAAACAGTTTTCATCAATAATATCTACAACTTCAATAAAACAATCGTAGCCTTTCTGAAAAAGTCCAGCTAAGACCACTCTTTCTGCACCTACATCTATCATCTTCTCACCGCTTTTTTCATGCAAGGAACGCATATAAATCCAGAAGATTCATTATCTCTAGACTTAAACGCATATTCCTCTGAGGTTATTTCCATAGTGTTGGAACATTTTGTACATTTAACGCTTTGAAATCCAGAAGATTCATCTACTGGCCTTCTGTATTTTTTAGGTTGTAGATCTTTAGGTTGCTCTTCAATAAAAGAACATTCTAAAGTTTGATCGTCTACAAATTTATTTTGAAATACTGGCCTAGCAACTGATTCTTTTGCCTTAACTGCACTATTATTCGTATTGATCATGAATTTATTCAATTGAATTTCTTCATACTTAATTGTTTCAACAGCAACTTCTTCTTTTCTATTGTTAAGCACTACAACGCCAGCTAAATCTTGCAATACTTCATCTACTAATACCCAATCACTTTTTTGTATTGCTTCTTTTAATTTAGATATTACGCTCATTATTTTTCCTTTTGTTGTAAGAAAGATTAGAAAATGTATCAGAAACCTTTTCTACTCTTATAGGTAAATATTCTGTCCTGTCTATTCTTGCTTGTATCTTTACTGCAAGCATTTTTACTTTTTGTGCATAATCATCATCTTTAACTGACAATGCCATTCTTTCATCTGGAGAGAAGTATCTATAATCTGTAAGCTTAGATGAAACAGCTTTTAATATTTTTTCATTGCACCATCTTAATTTTGCTTTTTCTCTATTAAGCATTCTAGATAAATGAAAAGAGAAACTATTTAATAGGACACATGCTTCTGCACAATCTTCAGAAGACATTTTTTTTAACTCTTCTTGCGAAAGATATAGGTACTTCATACAAGTAAATTCTAAATCTTTAGGGATTGAGGATAAACCTATTGAATTTTCATAGCTATCTAAAAGAGAATCAAATTTTTCTTCTTCGCTAACCTTCAATTCTTTTTCGCCATTGTTGTTCTGATTCATTGAATGGTAACTCTATAAGGTAAATGTTGTTTTTTTCACACCACTCTATTTTATTTTTATCATTTTTTTTGGAATGATAAAAGTTCAACATTGTATTATGAAAAAAGGGTATGAATTTGTAGTGTTGTTCCCCATGAACTTCAACTATTGTTTTCCTCAATGGCAACCAAAAGTCTGCTGCTAAACCTCCAGAACCAGGCAAAGTTGCTTCTTCTAAGATTCTGTCCATTGGATACATGGCTTTAAGTATGGATCTAGCCAATAAGTGCAATGAAGATCTAGGTTTAGAATCATTATGATCTGGAACATTACCAGAAGTCCAAGAGTAAGTTTTACCATCAAGCCCTATTACTTTCACGATATAATAGCCTTAATTTCTTTTTCTAAAGCAGCAATCCACTTTGGATTTTCTAATAATAATTTATACATTTTTTCTGCACCTTGAGTTTTAACTAACTTAATAGTAGCATCATCCCAAGCTTCAGCTTTTAGTAGCTTTAAATGTCTTTCCATAAAATCTAATGTCATCCAAGCACCAGCTTTGTTTATAAGACCAAGCTGACAACCTAAATTAATTGCTTCGTATGTATTATCTATTCCAATACCATATCTTATATAACTATCTACTTCCATTCCTGGTGAACCTAAAGAACAAGATTCAATTAGCCAATGCACTTGCTGGCCAATTTGCTTGTCTTTTCCTTCACCACCAACAGTCCAAGGCTTATCAGACTTTACTCTCATTTGAACATCTGCCTGATATTGCAATGTTCTAGAGCCCTTTTCTGTATAACCACCATACATACCTTGAGATTGCGTTAGATGCATAATCGCCCAAACCATACAGTTTTGTACTGGTACTATATTAGCTGCTTGTCTACAAAAACCAGCAAAAAGCTTATTACCAGCCCCTCTATTCTCATAGCCAATACCTTGATCCATTTCCTTCTCATCACATAGAGCAGAAACGCTATCTATAATGATTAAACTGCCTGGATGAGTATTGATGGCTTTAAAGGCCAAATTTAGGTAGTCTTTTGCGGTAAGAATCTTTTCTTGAGTAGATCTATAGATTGTCATCTTATTCAAATCTAAGCCAGCTATGCCCCTTAGATTCATAGGCTTTAATCGGCCCTCAATGTTTAGATAATACACATGTCTAGAACCATTCTCTGGCTTTTGACATTGGGCAGCAAAAGATAGTGAGGTAAGCGTATTATGAGTTACAACAAAATTGTCAGTTAAATACAAACCGCTTTTATCTCTAACTGAGATACAAACACTTTGTTCTCTTCTTGTTTTCACTACAGATATTATTTTTCTGGATAAATTGTTTTTTACATCTTTCTTTTTAAACTTCTCTTTTTTAAATTCAAACAACTTCTTTTTATTTTTAATTATAATAGAACAATAATAAATAAAGTTGTCTTCATTGTTTTGATGTCTAGATATTAAACATATTCCACCTAAAGATTGAACTAATAGCCTAAAGTCTTCAGCAAATTGCTTTGATGAAACTGTAACAATTGGAGTTTCTGTTTTTGTTATATGTGCAAAGCTGAGTATCCCTTGCAGTAAAGACATTCTGTTTTCTACTGAATTATATAAATAATTTGGTGGTATAAATTTTTGAGATGTTTTTTTACCAAGAAGACCTAGCTCTCTTAACTCATCATGTATGTTTATTGTTAATTGATTTTCTTGTTTTGTGTAAAGTATCTTCGCTCCATTCATTAGATCGCAAATGCGATCACAAAGCTTTTCATCCTCAATCAATGCAGTAATTTTTTTATTAAAAAATCCAACAGTAAGCAAAGCACCAAATACAAATGGGTTTATTGGAATCTTAATCGGATTAAATTTTGCTGGTGCTGTTATTGGTATTGAATACTTAGCTTTAGTGCTTTTACCTATATATATTTTGTTCATAAAATCTTTTAACATTACAGTTTTATAAGATTTTTGTTCTCTAGTTTTTATATTCCATAGATGATTTTCGCCACACTCTGCTGTTGAACCATCTGAAAATGTTACTGTATAAACATCTTTTACCCCTTGTGGATAAATACCACAAACCATAGATGTTGTTCCATTTGGGCAACAAACCATTTCTCCATATGTGATATCGCCAATTCTTTTTGGCCCATTAGCTGTATAAACTATAGCAGAGACAGGTTGTTCTTTCCCACTTTTTGGGTGTCCAGAGCATGTGATCCAAGAACCTTCTGGTATTCCACCATGCAAACCCAAGTTTAATGCTGGAGATAAAGGTATTACATGTTTTTCTTCATCCAATAAGTCGTTAGCGTTTATAGCAACACCTTTGCCATACTGTTTATCTACTTCTTTTAGGATTTTTTCAAGATTGTCACTCATTGTCTAGTTCCTTTATTCTTTTAATTAAAGATTTAGATTGCTGAAAGTTTTTTCTAATTGGAAGTTCTACAGCTTCTTTTGATTCAGTCAAGCTTGAAATTTCTTTAAAGCTTTTTTCTTCCAAGATAATTAACTTCTTAAGCCAAGGAGCACCTAATGAAAATATCTTTTTGCCTTCTTTAGATCTAAGTGCTTTAGATACAACTGCTGCATCATGATCTTTTAAGATTATATTGGCTAAATTTAATTGTTTGAAAAATTCCTTTTTCCATCTTGGTTTGTTCCAAAACTTAATAGGTAATTCTTCTAGGTTTTCTTTGGCTGTTCTTTCACACATAACTTCAGCTAAGAATTGTGCTGGAGTAATCCAACCACCACCATGTCTGGATTCGTATTTGCTATCGTCACTTCTTTGTTTTGCCATAATTAATCATTCATTATTACTGGATCTATAGAAAGATTTTCTAAGATCCTATCTTCTTCATTTATTACTATTAACTCAGGAACCTTTATACTCTTTATTCGTGCAACATTGCCAATTATTTCGCCAGAAACAAAAAGATTTATGGAATAGTCAGATGATAACTGTCCAATTACCCCATTTGAAAAATAATAACCTTGTGCGTTCTCTGGAAAAGGTTCAAAAAAATTAGATCTAAACTGAAAGTAAAGCTTTGTAATCTTTAATCCAGTATTAATTATATGTTTTTTTAATCTAATCCAAGCAGAATTTATTTCTAAGTTTGGCCTATCATCATCTTGATAGACTTTTGTACCATCAGAAAGTACAGCTATCCATCTAGGCTTTTCAAAAATAAAATCGTCTTCTTTAGTACAAATCATATTTTGTGCCTTGTATTCTTATATCTATCTAAGAATTCATGGTTAATATTATCTTTTTTAGCATTCATGTCGTCTGCAACACCTTGCTTTTCAGTCATAGAGACTGTTCCGCTATAAACTTGAAACGCATTGGATGCTTTGGTTTTTGAAGAGTTATATAATTCTTGAATGTCTTCGATCTTAGCACCAACTTTTTCTGCTATAGATTCAATAGTTTGCAAGTGCGAGTTTGACTTTATATAAAACTCTTTAACTTCATCAATAACAAATTTTTTATTTTTCATGCTATAGCACTCCTATCTGCGTTTCTAATGAAAGATGTTTTTTTTGTAGTAAGATATGAAATATAATGATTAAAACATTCTTCACTAACTTTTCTATAGTGATATTTGTTTTTGCCAGTATAGTTATCAAATCTTCTTAGTTCTTCAACAAGATCTGTTTCTGGATCAAACAATTTGCTTGGACTGAAAGACGAAAGGCACATCTTAACCCAGTAAGAATAAGTGTTGTTGGTTATGTCCAATGATTTTTTAGCTAAACAAAAAGCTTCATTTGGATCTATGTCATTTGCATCTTTATCATATCCATATGATTTTATTTCTGGATCATCATAGATTTCCATTACTTTCTCCTAGAAGTTTTAAACAATATGTTATCTTCATCAATTACAATATCATCTAAGTTTGTAACTTCAGTATAGTGTTCTGGATTTTCTTTATCTTCAATAATAAATCCAGCAGCACGAAATATTCCTTTTACTTCTGTAATAAAACTTTTGTCATTACAGTAACAGCATTCTGCTATACACTTCCAAATAAATGGTGTTCCATCACTTTTCTTTTCGTTTGGCTTTACAATCAAAACATCTACTAATGGCTTATTACAATTACTACATTTTATAATTACATGCCCACCATCTACTAAACCTTCTTTTGGTTTTTCTTTTTCATCTTCTTGTTTTAACTTGCTCATTTTTTTTCTCCTTTGTCTATATATTTCCTAATATTCTTAATCTTATCAACATTTAATATTTTGTCTTGTTTTTCAAGACCTTTTACTTTTCCAGACCTCCACCAAGGAAGCTTATTATCTGCTTCTTCTTTTTCTTTTGCAATCTTTTCTTTTATTTTTCCACCTTCTCTTTTAAAGTTTTGTTCGCTTATTTGGCCTAATGTTTCCCCGCCTTTGACATAACTAATTATGCCACCAGAAAATACTTGAACCAATTTGTTTTTTTTACAATTTGGACATTTTTCCAAATGACCTTCTGCAAAAGTACGAAATTCTTCTATTGAATTATTGCAATTTTCACATGTGTATTCATAGGTTGGCATATTAAAATCCATCCTCTTCTTCTTCTTCGTCATCATGTAAATCAACGCAATATTTCATCTTCCAAGAATCATGAGTAAACTCAAGTGCTTCTGGTGGAAATCCGTCACGCATAACATTGGCATCTAAATCAAAATAAGCAACTAAAATTTCACCAGTCTCTTTATTTGTATTAACGACAGTCATTGGCATACTTCCAGACTTTAAACAAACAACATCACCATTTTGAAATGACTCATTCATAATTACCTCTATATATATTAGTGCATTGTTCATATAGATAGTCATCAGACATGGGCATTGATTTTATTTTTTCTAGATTGTTATTAATTGCATCCATCTTGCTATTATACAATTCTTTATTTAAAGTACCAACATCAAATCCCCCTTTGTATTGTATTATTCCGTTTTCATCAAAAAAGTTTCCTATCTCTGGAGTACCTAAATATATTGGGATTGTTCCGTAGGCGAAACAATCAGTCAATAGTTCAGCAAAAAAATAAGAATTAAAATTATTTTGTATTACTATAGAAAACATGTAGTCTTTTAAAGCACTTTCTTTTCTATAAAAGTTATTATATATTTCTCCAGTTAACGGAGAATCAAAAGCACCACCATAAATATCAACTTTATCTTTATATATTTGAGCAACAGAATGTCTATACAGATGTTCTTTGCATAATTTTTTGTTAGAGCAAATCATTGAGCACATTTTTGTTTTTGGGTAAATACCCCAAAGATCTCTTGGTGTCCAAGGTATGTTGCTGCAAGAGTAAGCAAATTTAAATCTTGAATCTAATGACAAAAGATATTTATCAGATGTAAAAATAAAATCTAAAGAAGAGAATATATGCTTATAATTATATTTTATGTATTCGTAAAGATTGCCATAAATAGTAGTGGATTCACATAACCAACCAACTCTAAGTACGGATTGTTTTTTTGGAATGGAAAAAGATTCTTGAATTATAGAATAGTCCATAAAGACTTCTATATTTGAATCGTTTTTTGTCCAATCAAATAATGTTGGTTTAATGTTTGAACAACTTGAATGCTCAATGTTAAATGGAGCACCAAATGCCTTAAGGGTTCCTCTTTTTGACATTTTTCCTTTTTTCCTTTTTAAGCTTCTTAATCCTACAAGAACATCTTTTTGATTTTTTTAAACTAGTTCTTATCATAATAAACACGCACCGCCAGCACAAGCCAGTTCGCCTTGTATATTTATTGTAGATTTTTCTTCTAATACATTTAAATAATTTACTTCTGAATAACTCTCTATCATCTTATTCCATAAGTCTAAATTGTATGCGTCTTTAAGTGCATATGTAGCATATTTTATGTTGGAGCTAAAACACTGATCAGAATATGTTTTAATTAATTTTTTCCACTCTTCTTGTTTTTCGTCTTTTGGTTTAAAATAACCAAGAACACAAGAACACGCATCCCATAAAGATTTAAAGTTATACTCAGAAAATTTTGGATAAATTTCATAAGCACTAGATGTAGCTTCAAAACCCCAATTTTTTATTTGTTCTTCAATTGAATAAACTGCTGTGAATGGAGCTTGATTATAATCTTTATCTCCAGTAGCAGCTATAAGTGATATTCCAGCAAGATCTGCACGATGATCATAAATGTAGTCTTTTACCTTATCCCATTCATCATCTTGTACATGTATTGTATTAGATACATTATGATTTAGTTCTTTTCTAATGCAAAGATCTGGATTTTTACCAGATACGACCCAATTTTTATATGTTGAAACAACATTGTCCAACATAGATATAGCATTTATTTCTTCCTTAAGTACTGTGCCATCTTGGCTTTGCACACAAAACCTTATACAATCATCTGTTTTATTAGATGACCATACAGACTCTTCACATGCTTGAGGATTAATTGTTTTAAAGTGTTGATAAGGAGATTCAAGCTGGTTAGCTTGGACAATACGGAAATACCTCCTGCTATGATCTGGATGAATGCCTGATGTTGAACCTAATAGTGCAGCAGAATTACCTTCTGGTTTGACACAAGTCGTTCTAGCAGCAGGGTTTATGTTTAAAATAGAGGCGTACTTTTTATTTGTATTCTTTACTATCTCAGCACCTTTCTGCTGAATTTCTGGATTTAAAAGTATTTTTGGATGGTGTTGCATACCATTAATTGAAACGCCCAATAATGCCTCTTTACGAGCGATAAGTTCTGTAATGTGACCCAAGTATGGGAAATTAGTAAAAGACGCTTGTAATGTACCAATAAAAGCAGCAGCAGCACATCTTTCGTAGAAGTCTTCTTCTGAAGTTATTGTTTTTCCATTAATGGTTGATAAATTACAGAATCCCCAACCAGAAAGACCGACCTCATCTTCTGGCATGTCATCTTTGCATGACTCTTTTGTTGTTATTGGTCCTTCATATAATGACAAAGCCTCGGCTAGTTCTGGACTGTTCTTCTTATAGAAGTGCCTAGTTATCCATGATATCTCACAGCATGGATTGCATAAAACATCGTAAAAATCAGCAAAGAAAAATCCTGGCTCACCAAACTCTTTTGTTGCTTTAAAAAGATTTTCAAACACTTCTTTAGAAGTATCTTTTCTATGGAGTAATGCAGAGATGTTTGCCCTAGCTCTTTGAGGATTAGTAAAATACCAATCACCAGTTTTTGCATTAATCATCAATTCATCATCAGCAGAAAATAAAGCTATGGTTGCAGATCTACGAACACCGCCAGAGATAACAGCATCAGCAGCGTACATAACTATATCGAATGCATCTATTGTTCTTAATTCTGTTTGTTTATTAGCAAGACACCTATTAAGTAAATTCCTAGTGTTTTCTAAAGCTTTTTCTAGTGGTTCATGGCCGGGAGCATTGCCTATGCCACAACCTAAAGGAGAACCTTTTTCTCTTATATCTACATAACTAAATGCAACTTCAATATCTTTGTATTTTTCAAACCCTTTTATTGGAGTTTCAAAATATGAGGAAAGAAGAACGCCAAGAGCATCTGCCCAACCTTCAATTGAATCTTCAACTCTGTGAACAAGATGTTGATAACAACATGTTTCTGGATCTAGTCTAGTGGATGAAAATTTTGGTAATAATTCGACATGGTGTTTTTGTACACTAAAGCCAGTTCCAGAGCCACAAAGCAGTAGGTAAAAACACTCTTGAAAAAACCTTAATCTATCGCAATAACTAGCAGAACAATTAAATATTCTTGCGTTATGTTTAAGGATTGGTTTTCCACCAAATTGTAATGCTCTTTGTGAACCTAATATTTTTTGATTTTTAATCATCCCATAATATTTTTCAATATCTTCATGCAAGGAAGGATTAACTTCAATCATCATATCTTTTATTCTATCTACGCTTTCTTCCCAAGTTTCTCTTCTTTTTTCAGACTCTATCCATCTAGCGTACTTAGAAACAGCAGTATATTTTTGCAATTCTTTAATAGACATAAAAACTCCATCTTCCATGCTGACCGCAAGGATAAGCAGAACTCTAAAGGTATGTAATACTGGCGATTACCAGCGGATATAAATACACCCACAACAATGATAAGACAGAAGAGATTCTTACTTATTTTTTTTGATATGACAATAGTCTATTTTTTATTTTTCAAACAAATGTTTCTTGCTTCTAAATAATCATATTTCCAATGAGGTTTAAGTATAATATCACCAATTGGTTCTAGCTTATTTAATATTTTTTGTTTTATTGTTTTTTCTGTGTTTGAACTTACATTTTCTTGATAAAATGACATGTGATAGGTTTTTAGTGTTGACCATCTGTATATGTAAAATATTTCTTCTTCAGTTATTTTCTTAGAAGTTCTACCGTATATTTTATTTATTTTTTCAAAAAGATAGGCATCTAATGATGTAGTATCTAGTTCAATATAATTACCAACTTTTTCCCAACACTTTTTATGCATACATAAATTTGAATGAAATAAATTTGTAGACAAAGACAATTTTTTTGTTTCTTCTTCAAAAAAACCATCGTTTGTATGAAATATTCCGTTAGAATTTATATTTTTAATTGAAAAAGATATTTTCCAAGGTAAGAATATATCGTCATCATCCCAAACAAAAATGTATTCTCCAGAGCAGTGCGAAATGCATTCGTTAAATTTTTTGCCAATAGGGATTATTCTTTCTTTAGAGTTTATTATTTTTACTTCTGGATGATTAAAAAAAAGTGTTTGGTCTTGAAGATCATTTAATATTATTAATTCTTTTTCACCATCATAATCTTGATTTAAAAAACTATAAATAGCTTCTTCTAAAAAACTTGTTCTTCCATAAGTTGGGCAATAACAACTAACTTTTGGGTTCGGCATAAACTAACTCTAAAAGATTTACTATTTCGCTTACAGATAAAGACTGTATAAGCTGAACTATTGTATCAGAAATTATTTTAGCATCATTCTCTGGAACATTTGCTTTGATTATTTTATTGTATAGATTTTTTCTAATAAACATTCTTACAATTGGACCGCCTTTTTTTATTATTAATGCTGTTACTTTAGATGATTTACAGTATTGTATTATTTTTATTCCTTCAAATATAAGACTAACAATCATAATTATTGTTAAGATACCAACAGCATCATACTTTTTAAGTGTTTCTGATTTTTCTAATATTTCTTGTATTTTTTTATGCGACCGCATTATTTTTTTCTCCGTCAGGTAAAACATTCTTCTTGTTTTGTGTTTTTTTTAACTTCATTTATTAGTTTGGAAAATGAAATCGAATCTTTTTCTATTAATGCAAATTGATCTTTAGATATATTTTGATTAAATAACAAAAAAAGAATTAAATTTAACATGATTTACTTTTTGTTTTTTATAATAGATTGGCTTGTTCTTATTGCCCATTCAATACCAGATGTTCCACCCCATCCTAACCATGCAACTACTGCTGGAATAGTCCAAGGTTTAGTTTTATACTCTGGTTTAGATTTTGCTTTTTCGTAATTAGATCCATGTCTATTGAATTGAGCCATTCTTTTTACTGTATCGGCAGACAACATGGCGTTTCCAGCCAAGTCTCTTGCTCTTGCCCAACCAACAGCAGTCATGCCTTTACATTCTTTGCCGTATTTTTCTTTCCAATCCAATACTTTTTTTGCATTATTTCTAGCTGATTGTGGAGCATCATAAGTTTCAGCAGATTTACTAAAATAATTTTCAATGTCTGAAGAAGCTTTACTTTTAATTATTATATCTTTAATAGAATCTAAAAATTCTGAATAATCAATTTTTTCGTACAGATAAGAAGATGAAGTTTTTTTTGAACTTTTTGGATGACCGCTTGGCAACAAGTCATTGTCTTGCTTGTAATTAGGATTAGATGGTCTTTTATTGCGAAGCAAATATAAAAAAGCTCTAACTCTAGCCAATCCCCATCCTGTTCTATTCATGTTTGGTGCATGACTAGTAGAAAATGCTCCAGCACCTCTTCTAAAAACAGATTTTAATTGACCCATATTGGCTTTAAATTCTGGATCTTTTTCATTGTGTTTCTGCATTAAAGCTTTAATTTTATCTTCTGTTTCTGAAGATAGCTCTATGCTTTTATTTGGTTTATTTGCAGAGTCTTTTGGGTTTTTTTTAGAACCCCTTTTTTTTTCTTCTGGTTTTGCTGGAGTTTTCCTTGGATCATCCTTGTCTGGTTTTCCATATTGTAAACCTTCAGCTTTATCTGTCATATTAAATCCTTCTAAATAAGCATAAATAGTTTTTTGTCTATCAACTGTTCTGGAAAACCTTCAAAATTACTATAGGCAAATGTTTCACCTTGCCTAATATGTTTTTCAGCATCTTTCTTTCTAACTCTAAGAGTACCAATAGGAAGGGCTTCGCCAGTATTAAAGTCTTTAAGCTCTCCATGAGCATCGCCCCAACTGTTAACAATAATAGCATATGGATCATCAGCCCTATCATCAACACCTATAAAGCACATCTGATGACCCCAATTATCTGTTTGACGATGAAAACCATCGTTTGCTGGTGTCATCGTATAACCAATATCGCTAGCAGTTGTGCAAGGATAGCCATTAACGATAGCCTCTACTAATTGATCCCAACTTTTAATTTGGGCAGCAGATTTTACTGGGTGCTTAGTTCCTTCTTCAATAAACTTTTTATCTGGACCAGGAGTGTCACCCCATTTTTTAGCTACGCTTCCTGCATACTTAGGAACACCATCAAAATTACTACGCAAAACACCATACTTAATAACTGCATCTGCCATCCAACTACCAAGAGATCCATCATCGCCATTAAGTTGTCCACGACCAATAAGAACTCTTCCTGTTCCATAAAGATATGGTGGAAATACAAATTCAAATTTTTCGTGATCACCCTTCATAAGTTTTTCAGTAGCCATTAAATACTCAACTGCATTTTTAGCACCAAAACTTACGCAGTCACCAATTTCTTGAGCATAATTGGGAGTATCTTTACCAAGAACTTTACGAACAACATCATAAAGCATCATTTTTTTACCTTTAGTGTCTTGGCTTTTGCCATAAACATTAAAGTCTCTAAATGATCCACCATCTTTAATTAAATTAAATTCACTTTCAACAAGCGAAGGATTGTCTTTTCCTGCCCAACCATTAAGCATTGATAGTTCAGACATGTTTCACCTATTTTATTAACTTAAGTCCAGAAGATATTTCTCTCCACGCAATAGCAAAATCTTCTTTGGTTTGCATTTTGCTAGTTTTATATAGATCAAAAAGTTTTTCTTGTATTTCTGTAAATAAAGGTTCCCATTTTGTTCTATCTCCACCAGATTTAGTTAATGCAAATTTATTTGATTCTGCGGTTTTTTTCAATATGTCTTCAAGTGTTGCAATTGTTCCAGCAGCAATAGCAGCAGCCATGCTATCAAAAGATGTTGCAATAGCAGTAGACTGTTTTACCTTATCTGACTTTGATATTTTTAAAACTTTAACATTGTCATAAATAAATTTGGAAAGTCCATACTTTGATTCCCCAAACTCTGGTTCAACCTCTGGCTCTACTGGAGTACTAGGTTCTTCTTCACCAATAAAAACATCTGTTGAAATAAAATTCGTTCTAGTAGCAGCCTCTAAAAGTTTTTCGTTTTCTTTAACTATGTATAAATGAGTTATTGAAACAATAACCTTAAGTTTTTTTGCTTGTATTCCAGAACCAAAGAAAACGCCATTTTCGTAATTGCGAATTCTTTTTTCTGTGTACCCATCAAAAACTTTCCATGCATATGTAGTTGAAACCAAAAACTTTGGCGTAGATTGAATTGGGCTTATAGATAAATCTACAAGCTCACCTAAAGGAATTGGTACTTCTGCACCAACAATTTTTTGTTCTGGAATAATAAAATTTTCTGCAAAGGCAAAATTGCAAAATACTAAAAAAAAGAACATAGTTTTTTTAAACATGATTAAGCCTCATTTTTCGCTACTTTTATAGCAAGTAAGAAATCTTCAGAAGTAATTGGTTTTGTGTTATCAAACTTATTAATTAGAAATGTAATAGCCGGAATAACCCAAGGCTCTTGTGCTAGTGAAGAAACAACATCGACAATTTTATCATCTGCTTCGCCTGGAATAATCGTTGAAACAAACTTTAAAGTTGAAATAACAATAGACATTGTTTTTTGAACTTGTTCTGGACTAACTGCGGTTCTAACATCGCTCATAATAATCTCCTGTTTAAAAAAGTAAAAAGGGTCCGATTGTTCAATTGTAGTCACTGCTCCAACTAGAAGCAAGTATTATAGAGTCTTTATTTTGAATTTCAATATTTAAAACATCGTCAAGTTGTTCGCTTCCAAATGTTTTTATTTCTCCGTTTTTTAAAGAGTATATAATCCAATTTTTATATTTTTTATTTAAAACTTTAGAAAGTGCATTGATAGAGACATTTTTAGGTTTTTTCTTAGTTGGAATTATTGCTTCTTCTATATTTTTTTGAATTTCAATATCATCAAAAAGATTACCAAAACCTATCCAGAATCTATATCTTGTCCATACTCTAAGTATTTCTACCCCTTCAACTTCCTCGATTGTTTTCATGATGTTTCTAGTTATGTCAAAATTGCAATGACCAACCCACATTTTATAAAGCTTGCTAGTTATTGCGTTTTCGTTTATTGGTATTGTGCCATAAGGCCCAAGAATAACTCTCATATGCCTGTCTGGTTCTTCATCTTTGTCTTTATCGAAGAAACTATCTTTCTGCGATTGTATTTCGTTATCATCAGCAGAATATGGGTCTTCCTTGGGAAAAAAAGGGTCTTCCCATTTAAGCCAAGATATTTTTTTGTTCATTTTCAAATGACTTCCTATACTGATGCCAACCCATAAAGTTTCCAGAGTATTCCCAAGGATTTACAGATGGAGAAGCACAATGCTCAAATGGACTCCAATGACCTTCTTTTGCAAGAACATCATGAAGATCGTAATCTTTTTGGTGATCTATTACTCCATCAAAATTTAAATAGCTAACCCTAGCACATCTTGCCACACAAATTTTAAGTTTTTGTTCAATAGAAAGTTTTTCGTCAATAAATCTATCGCCAAATGGTATATGCCAATCACCAAAGTTTATAGCCTTTGGAATTGATTCTTTTAAACAATCTTTCATTTTTAATGCAAGGTCTTGTATTTCTGGTTGTGCATCTTTATGACTTCTTAATTTGAAAAAATTATCAAATTCTGTAGCCGTAAGAATTACAGTAACATTAAACCAAGGCTCAAGAAGCCTATTTACTATTTGCTTATGAACACCTATAGACATCATTTCTTTAGCACAATGTATCATTTTATCTCTAGCTTGAAGCCAAATTTCTTGAGCAACAGGAATGTCTGAAGGTGAAAGTTCAGATCTAGCTTGCATTCCAGATTGCTCTTTACCCCAATGAATTGGCATTGCTGGATGATTGTTTATTTGATCAATAAACTTTTTAGAAGGTATGGCCCTAGAACTAGCAGCATTTCTAGAAAAAACCCTATGAGTATTAAACTCTGCAAGTATGAATCTTGGAAAAGTACAAACAAAGGTAGTTATTCTTTTTTTAGATTCACTTATAGAATCAGCAATTATTCTGCACTCAATCATTTTGTCTCTCTAAATAGAAAAGCCTCACTAGGCGAAACAAGGGGTATTTTTTCAGAATCAACAGAAAAACTTTCAAGTACTTTTTTTATTATTAATTCAGATAATGCTTTTTGTTCTGTTAATATGCCAGCTTCTACAACTGACTGAAATATAGATGGGAATAAACTTCCACTTTGTATCATACCAATTAAAACTGAAAATCTTTCTGCAAATATCATTTGTTCTTCAGAAGTAAGATCTTCTGGAATTTGAACTATTGAATTTATTTCATTGTCAATTAATTCAAAATATATTTTTGCGTTTATCATGTTATCTCGAAAAATAGTTAAAGCAAGATATAACTTCTTGAGTGTATTTACTTTCAAATATTTTATTTTCTAAAACAGAAGAAATGGTTTTCCACTCAATGTTTTCTTTTTCAAATGCATCTTGTAAGTAACAGGCATAAACTATAGATGAAGAATTTAAGTCAATCATTGTTCCACAAATAAATAAATTTACCCATCCTTCAATATCTTTAAATTTTGCATCAAAAGAAGTTAATTCTTTAAATTTATCCACAACAAATAAATCTATATTTGAATCATCTCTATCAAAATTAAATGTTGGCAATTCATTATTATCTTTGTTTTTTTGTATTGCAATAACTGGTTCTTTATTTATTTCTCTTGCACATACAAGAAATGATACTTTTATTTTCATTATAAAATTTCCCGAATTATTTCTTTGCAAGAACTTTCCCATGTATTCTGTTTAAAAAATTCTATTCCAGAAATATTTGTTTTTAAATTATCATTTTGTTTTTTAATATGCAATTCTTTTAATTGATTAGAAAAATTATTTATGTAATTTTCTTCAAGTTTTGCCCAAGAACCAGTTCCATCAAACCATTTTGAATCATTTGCTGGTTCTATTCCATCTGGATTAATTAAATAACAACCAGATTCAACACCATATTCAGTTGGTCCTGAGTAGTTTGTAGCTATACAGTTTTTACCTATAGATAACATTTCTGCCAACTCTAAGTTCCAAGCCTCTGCTCGATAAGGAAATATGCCTATATCGCTTTTTTTCATAAGGTCATAAACTTCATTTTGTGTTTTTAGCCTATTTTTTAACACAACTATTTTGTCAAAAAATTTACTTTTTTCATAATATGAAATCCATTGATCTTGTTCTTCTTGCGAAAGAAATGGGTTAGAACAACACATTATTAATTTAAAATCATCATCAACATTAAATGTTCTTTCTAATATCTCAAGTATTAAATCGTGGCCTTTTCTTATTTCCCATTTACCTATGCTCAATATTCTTGTTGTTTTAACATTGTCTGGTTCACATTGTTTAAAAATTAATTTATCGACACCAAGTCTAATTACTTTTACTTTAGATTCGTGTATTCCAGATTTAACAATTATTTGTTTTGCCCAATCAGAACATACAAAAATTTTATCTAAAAAATTAAGATTGTGTCTTTCATTGTCTTTTATATTATCCATTTCAAAAAAAGTCATTCCATATTTTTTTCCACGACCAGCACCTAGTGCCATATCCCATTGATGCCACAACCTAAAGCTTGGTGCATCGTAGTCAAACGATGAAGCATTTTTCAAACTAGCCTTGACAATTGGAATTGTTTTTTCTTCGCAATCAATTGGACCAATTGGCCATAAAGAAAGATTGTGTGATTTTGAAAGTTCAATAAGAAGATTTGTTCCAACAACACCATAACCAAGCTGATTGATTGGAGCAGAAAAATTAATATTCATTGTGTCCTCCTTTTGTTCCTAATTCATACTACAGAAAACGATTGTCTTTATCAATAACATTTGATCTTGTTTTTTCATAAATTACAATTTTTGTATATTCGTTTTCTTCTAAAAAGGCAGCTTTTTTCTCTGCTCTTTGCCAATATTTTTCTTCATACTCAGCTATTTTAATCCTATTCTTTCCTCCTGGAACTACTCCCCAAACCTCAAAGTAAGTTGTCATGGGAAATCTCCAAAGAGAAATATTAACCCATACTTAAATACCCCTTAATCCGTAGTATTAACACACTTACAGTTATTGTTATGAATTAAATCCGCTAATATGTAGCTTAATGTTAAATACATTAACAAAAATGAAAATATTATTATGATTATATTCCGTACAGCTTTACTGTATAGAAATGTATTTCGATAGTTTTGTTCCATACAATTCTTTTATTTGTTTTTTTTGGATCATGTTTTTTAAACTGTCGTTTATTTCTCTAGATGAATATTTATTATGAGAAAATTCTTTAAGTATATCCTTATGTATTTTTTCAAAAAGCATCTCTTCTGGTATTAAATAGTCAGAAGGTATGTTCTGATATATAAGACTGTCTAGCTCACTAGAAAATCTTTCGTTTCCAATTAATTTGTTTTTTGTGTAATGAGTTTGCATGTTAATTCCACTCCGCTGGTGTTGGTGCATTGTTCCATTGAAAATCATGAAAAGTTAAACCATGCAAGTGTGCTATTTCATGCTGAACAACTGCACTTTCAAGATTTTTAATAGTATCACTTTCAAGAGAAACATTACCAAAAAAGATTGTTTCTTTATGATTATCGCAAGAAACTTCAACCCACATATGCCTATATATATCTAATTCAATGTCTGGATAACTCAAACATTGTTCTTTATTTCTAATTCTAACATTAGAAAAAGAAATAATTTTTGGATTTATTAAAACAAAAGGTTTACTATTTTTGATGGCTATACATACACAAGCATCTATGCCGACTTGATTTGCTGCTAAACCAACTATTTTAGTGTTTGTTTTTTTCTTTAGTGTGTTTAAAAACATGCCCATTCTTTTGGCAATTTTAAATCCAGTTTTTAAATCTACATTTAAACACTTTTTTTTTAACAAATCATTATTGTTTAGAATTATTTTCATTTAAGTACTCTTCTATATGTTTTTTTACTTTAGCAGCATTTACATATCCATCTGGAATTACTGCAAATCTACAAGCACCATCAAGTTCTATTGTTTGACTAAGTATCTTGCATGAATTTTCTGATTTATGCAATGCACAGTTACCGCACTTAACTCCAATATCTTTTACTTCATTCTTGTTTGCGTTTTCATAACCAACCCAAATGCCTTCGCTTTTATCAATTGGTCCAATCTTATCAACTAAAGATAACAATGAGTCTGCTAATGCCTTTTCATCACTTGAAAGTTGTGAATAAAGCTGTTCGTCTGATTGAGACTTCATTATCTTAGAAAAATTTTCTGGTCCTTCAATTGAAATACCTTGTCTTATTGCTTCTTTTTTAGAGTCTTTACCAGTATAACATTTGCCTTCATCTCCCCACTTCCAACCATCTTTATTGTTTTCGAAACAGTTTTTTAAAGGCATTAGAATCTCCTAGATATAAGCTTGCAAAGTTTTATGAAATACTTTTCATTTAAACTCATCTTCATATAATTAACATCTTTATGAACCCACTGTATATTTTCTTTAGTATAGTCAAGATTACTATTCTTTCTATCTAATGATGCTGTTCCTAAAGAATATATATCTTTATTATTAATTCTTTTTAAGTATTTTTTATGGGTTATTTTTAAACCAGTATAGAAACATCTTCTATTTTGTTTTAAAAAAATTAACCAAGCCTCTTCTATTGTTACTGTTATTTGTATATTTCTTTTTTTGGCATTTTTTTTTAATGAAGACCAATATTTTCCAGAAATTTCGCCAAAAGTTTTATTGTTATGCGATTTTTTTTTCATGATTACCCCCATACTAATACACAGTATGAGGGTAAATCATTAAAGATTATTTCATAGAAACAGCTTGTGGGCTTGAATTTTTGAATGCTGTTGATTCATTTTTCCAGCCAAATTGTTCTAGTGCTGTATGATAGCCACTTGTCCATGAACCATCTGCATAAAGTTTTGCACAAGCTTCCCAACCATCACGATATGAACCAGAACCAGTTGGTGAACCAGCCCTTAAAATAGCATCTCTATAACCATTTTCATAAGTTGGTTTGCTTCTATCTGCATAAATTTCATCTTTCAAAAGTCTATTTTCAGCAGCTAAAAGTTCTTTAACTGTTGAGTTTTTATTAGTTTCTACTACATACATATGACTAACATAAATTGAATATCCTAAAAAAACCAAAGCAATAGAACCAAAAAACTTAGCCATAATAGTCCTCCATATAGAAATAGGTCTTTGAAAAGTCTTAACTCTAAATTGTTTTACTCTTTTGTAATGTTCTTGGCAATCCCTAATTACTTCTGGATTATAATTTTTATAGTTGTGCAAATGACCAAAAACAAAGTGACAATATTTGCAAAGAGTGCATAAGTTATCTCTGCACAACTCTTTAGATGCATCAACATTAACTGGTATTTTATGATGAACTTGAACATCTTTTTTTGTGCCACAACCTATGCACGATGGATTATCTTTGATATATTGACAACGAACAGTCCACCATTTGCCAGAACGATCAGACGAAAATATCTTTAAAAAAAAGCTAATCACTTGTTGTTTCTCTTGTTATTTTTGTTCCCCATTTTCCAAATTCGTTAGTCATACTTTTTAATTTTTCACCACACTTTTTACATAGCCTGTTTGTTTTAGGATCAACGCTCATAAATTTTTTATTGCACCAACCTAAACAATTTACAGAAACCTTATTTTTCATCACCAATCTCCACAGTGAATTTTACAGCATCGATATCATTAGGAAAATATTTCTTCTCTAACTTTGATTTGAATTTTTTACTGCTATAGAATTTAATGCTATCATTGTCATCTTCCCTACAATACGCAGAAATTATTGGTTTAAACTTTTTTTGAATTAAAAATTCAATCATGGCAGTTCCGTAACCATTTCTTCTGTTCTTTGGATGAACAACTAATTTTTCTATTATTGTTTCATTAGTTGCATTTTCAATCAAAATGAAGCCAACTATTTTAGAATTTTCGTAAATAACATAAGAAAATGTATTCTTTTTTCTAACAAAACTTGTAAAAGAAGATGAGGACCAAGCAGAATCATTTTGGATTTTGCCAAAGTCTGGATCATTTGTGTAACATGATGCCTTTTCTATTTCTACTACATCTAGGAGATTTCTTTTTATTAATAGTTTTACATTTATCTCTGGTTCGTTTTTCTTTGCCATAATGTTCTCGATATAAGAGGTTAGTATGAAAAATAGAATAAAGGAAAGTCAACAAACACTCAAGGCTTATTTTAAAGGCAAAATTGATTTTCTCAATTTAAATACTGTAAATTTTACTAAGTCTGAATTTATTTTATTTAAAGAGATAATAAGAAAGTCTTATTCAACTGGGTATATATCTGAATCTGAATTTATGGAAATAACCCTAATAGTTGGAAAAGATGTTGGTCATTTAAACTCATTTGGATTTATAGAGAAGAGCGTAGTTCAAATATTTTGCGACATAGCTAGTGAGGAACTATAGTTTTGTCCAATGGGTCATCAAAGCTGGATGACTCAAGTAATACACTCTCTTTCATAGCTGTTATCATGTGCCTTTGATTCGCCCCTACAAAAATACAATCGCCTTGTTTTAAAAGCTCTATATGGGCCAAATTTAAGTCATTGTTGTCAGATATGTGTATCGACACTTCTCCAGAGAATATGTAAAAATAAGACTCTTTTTTGGCATGATAGTGCCAGCTAGTCTGTTTCAAGATGTTCATCTTTAATATTTTCAAAAATGTTTCTCTAATTGTTTCTTCACTGCCCCACTTTTTAAGTGTTATGTCAGCTTTAAACTTCATTACAAATACCCCTTCTTTACCCTGATAGCATAGCATCAGAGTTCTTTTGTTTACTTTCAGTGTGCTATAAACTCTACCAAACAAGACATTAATTAAGAATTTTTGTGCTTTGCTCTATCAGGTCTAGGTGGAGAAGGGGTCACTCCGTTCCTAGTGTTGATTCTTAATTAAACTTTTCGTGCCACCTGTGTAAGAGTTTGGCTACTCTATGGCAGTCTTTGGGTCTATACCCTGGTGTTATGATTACTTCGGGGAAAGAACTGCGAAAGAACCGTTATTGAATTTGATAACGCAGTTACTTATGATCATAAGCTTGTTATATAGCTGTCTACATTCTCCATACGCAATGCAAACATATAACTACCATTGCCATTTTGCAATACGAAATCTTTAACTTTTTTACTATTCTTGATCTTTCTTTTGTCGCCTATACAGACAACCTTTTCTAATAATTCAATTGCTTGTTTATCAGATGAAGCACAAAGGATTATTGATATGCAACCATCTTTTGAAATTTTAGCTTTATATTTATTTTTATTTTTAAGAATTGTTATTTTTACATGATATGTTTTAATCATTTAAAATACCACAATGTTTTGATGATCATTTCAAATAAACATACACTAATATAGTGTATATTTATTTTATGAATGATATTCTTTATATAGTTCCATGTAAAGTAAACAATCTAAATAGTTTACGCTATCTTGAAAAATGTATTTCTAGTATTTTAAATTTTATAACAGAAGAAGATAAAATATTAATTGTTGATTCTGATAGTGAAATTAAAGATCATTTTAAAATTTATAAAAAAAACAAACATGTAATTATTAAAGATATAAAAAACAAAAACTATGAAGCTGGAGCACTTTTATATGGATATAAAAACTTTGATTTTAAAAGATACTTATTAATTCATGATTCTTGTGAATTAAAAGAAAGTATAAAATCATTTAAAGAAAAAGCATATATATATCAACATGTTTTAGATCCTTGGGGAAAAGACTTTATTAATAATTTTATGTGCAAAACAAAGTGGAATAAAATACCAAATAACTTTATAACTATAGTTGGATCAATATTTTTTTTAAAAAAAGAAATATTAGAAATGTTTTATACAAATGGAATAGAAAACATATTGCCATCAAATAAAATAGAATCTGGTGTTTTTGAAAGAATTTTTGGAATAATTTTAATGCAAGAAGGATATATTGAACAAATATTAAAAAACAATAGACTTCCAATTTTTAAAAACTATTTGTCAAGACAATAGTCACATTCTATTTTTTATCATTGTTGTTGATATTTTTTTTGTATAAGGTATGTATGCTAACCCAATATTATTTTCATCTAACCATTCTTGAGTAAATTGCATTTGAGAATAATAATTTTTATTTGCCCAATCAGAACCAACAACTATCAAGTCTGGCATTATTTTTAAAATTGAAATTTTTGAATCTTCTTGTCCTATATTTGGAACAACATAATCAACATACCTACAAGACAAAAGAACTTCTTCTCTTTCTAAATAAGAACAAATAGGTTTTTTACCTTTATATTTTTCAATAAAATTATCGGTATTTAAACAAACATAAACAAGACCATCTCCAGAAATTTCTTTACATTTTTTTAAAAAATTACAGTGTCCAGAATGGAAAAGATCAAAAGTTCCACCAGTATAAATTTTAATAGGAACCTCCTTTTAGTGTATAAATCAGTATGGAAAAAATATTAAATGACATAATGTTTTATTTATCTAATGCAAGCGTGGTGATTGTTGATATAGATAACACCATTTTGCGTAATGGCATATATCCAATTAAAAAAATGATTGATTATGTCAATGAATTGTCAAAACAAAATAAAATTTATATCATAACTGGTAGGCCAGAATCTGATAGAGATGAGACTGTAAAGTCTTTAAAGAAAGCTGGAGTTAAATATAATAGACTTATGATGAATAATATAGGTGGTGGTCCTAAAGATCAGAACGAGTCTAAAAAAAGACATGCTGAAAGCATAAAAGAAAATGTGTTGTTTGCTATAGATGACAATCCTAAAATGCGTAATGCTTATAGAGAATCTGGAATAAAAACAAAGTCACCTAAAAAATGATAAAAGACATAGATTATTATATAGATGAAAACAAACAAGTTGTTTTGACTGAATATTTTTTAAAAAAAAGAGGTCGTTGTTGTAAAAAAAACTGTAAACATTGTCCTTACGGATTTCAAAAAGAAAAATTAAGCGACAATACTTGCAATATCAAACCTTCTAGTTAAACTATCTACGCCAAACATATCCATATATACATCTCTTATTTCTTCCATATAAACTCTGTTAAATTTTATGCCAACACTTTTTGACATTCTAATAGATGCCAATATCATTATTCTTCTAGCTTTTTTTTGTCTGTTCTTTTTAATTTTCATGTTGTTCCTATTCTACATTTAGATTTATTTGTGTTGTTTCAATAACTTCTAAATTTAAATCACTGTTTGAAATAAATTGTTTTGTTTTTTCTAATACTAAATTTGCATGTTCTTCATTATAACAATCAAAAACATAGGCATCTTTCTTTACCTTTGTTAATCCAACCTCTGGTTGTCTGCAAAAAAAATCTCCAGAGATGTTTCTAATTATTATTTTCATATTGATTCCTCCTTATGGTTTAGTAATATATAATAGTATTCGCTTTAACAACCAAAATATTCAAGAAATTAAAATGAAAATATATACAAAAACTGGAGATGATGGAACTACACTTTTGCCAAAAATAGGCAGAGTGCCCAAAACTAATCCTAATATACAACTTCTTGGTAGTATTGATGAACTTAATGCTTGGATTGGATTTGTTAATCAAAAGTATATTTTAGAATTAAAAGTTCATGAAGTGTACGAATTTATAATAGAAATACAGAATCTTCTTTTTGAAGTTGGTGCAGAAGTGGCTACTGGAAAAGAAAGAATAAAAGAAGAACACATTAAAAAAACAGAAGACATTATTGATTTGATGACTAAAAGTTTGAAGCCATTAAAGAATTTTATAATTCCATTCAATCATTGTGAAATTCATTTGGCTAGAGCAGTATGTAGAAGGGTTGAAATTGATCTAGTAAGACTCATGGAAGCACATCAAGACTTTAAAAACATTGTTGTATTTATAAATAGACTTAGTGATTTTCTATTTACTTTGGCTAGATTGCTTGGTCCAGAAGAAAAGATATGGCATGGTTAAGCTATTATATTGCCTTTGCTTATAACATGTTTATATCCAAAAATAGGATTAAACATTTGATGATCAAAATCATTTTTACCAAAACAAAAAACATTATTTTTTTTTATTCTTTCAGACCAATACATTTCATGTTCACTAGCGTTTTGTTTTTCACTAAGAGTTGAAATTAAAAATTCTTTATTGAATATAGCTATTGGTTGATGACTCATTAAATAATAACCATACTTTTGTGCATATATATTTTCAATAGAAGTTTTTAGCAACGAAAAAGTTTTAAACGATCCTGTCTTAGTAATGTTTGAACCATAATCATTGTGAAATTTATAAAGATCACAAAACAAATTTTTATTAAAGCTATTTACTATAAAGTCTTCTTGAAGAAGAATTATGTTTTTTTCTTTTATTTTAAATAAAGATTTTTTCAATCTAAATGACCATACATTTTCATCAGTATTTATATTCTCAAATCTTTTGTTTTTTATATCTGTAGATTCTGTTGAGAAATAACATGGTATACTTAAGTTAAAAACATCAAATGCTTTTAAAAATCTTTCAAAAACAAAAGAATACTTGTCACATGCATGAACTAATAATGCTAAGTCCATTAAATTTTCTCGTAAACCCAACAGCTTTCGCTAGCTAAAATATTTTTTCCAGCAAAAAATTCATTAACGGCTTTGTCTACACCTTTCCAATCATTTCTATAATCGTGTCCAGCAATAGTTCCTCCTACTTTTACTTTAGGAAACCATACAGATATATCTTCTTTGACACTATCATACTCATGATTAGCATCAATAAAAACAAAATCTATTGAATTATCTTTATATGTTTTTGATGCACTAACAGAATCCATTCTAATTGGATTAATAACAAAAGATAAAGAAGATGTATTTTTAATAAATAATTCGTATAAATAATTTGATTTTACATACTGATCATCTACATGTTCAGCACTTCCTTTCCATGTATCTACACAATCTAATTTTATGTCTTTTTTAGAATTTATAATTTCTACAGCAAGGTAGGCTGCACTTTTACCTTTCCATGATCCTACTTCTACAAACTTGCTTCCAGAAGAAAATTTTTCAACCATTGATTTGTATAGATTTGGGTATGTAAACCAATTTTCTCCAAACTCTGGTAGATCATATATATGGTTCATATCATAATTTCTCCTGGCACTCTTATATTTAAACTTTGTTCTGGAAGCCTTATGAGATCTGCTTTTACATAAAGTATATTGTGTGTCTTGTGCCATTCAGTTGGATAAAAGTTTTTAATTCTATTACCTTGAAATCTCACTGGTGTTCCAATGTATTTAGCCTGATCTCTTTTAGTGTAATACCAAAAACTATTACTATTCCAAAAAGCTATATGTGTTGGGTCTTGAAATGCACCTCTACCATCTGTGGATGGAGTCTGAGTTAAAAACCAACCCATTGGACAAAGACATCTATAAGCTTCTTTCATTACATGAATCGGATCTTTTAAATGCTCTAGTGCATCATGTGCCCTTATTAATCCAACTTCTCCATCTTTGAAAGGCCAAGGATCGTTTAAATCATGTATAATTTCTGCGTTTTGCATGTCTACCGACTTATACCCTTCTGGAGAATTAAAACCTCCACAAAGGTCTATCTTAAGCAAGCCATTAAGGTCACACCACTTTTCAACCAATGCATAAATATATCTATCATGAATGTTTAATGTTTCTTCTTGAATAAAAGCATTCTTTTCACCATAACAAGTATTGTTTTTATGCTTATAGTAAATGTACAAACACTTATCTATATGCTTAACATTTCCTTGTATGTATGTTTTGCAAAGAATATCATGATCATCTAGAACTTCCATTGTTTCATCATGACCACCAATTTTTTCATAGAATGATTTTTTCCATGCACGAACATGATTTGGAGAAAACCAAATTTTAGAAAATGATGCTGGAGTTGAATCAAAAGATATAAGCTCTAAAAGATCTTTACCTTGATATTTAAATGGTCTATTTCTCCACCCAAAATAATCAGAGTAAACAAATGGCTTACCATCAGGATTTATCTCTGCACAATTTGAATATACAAAATCAATTGTTTTATCTGAATTAAATGTATTATATAACTCTTGCAAACAGTCTTCTGTTAATTCATCATCATGATCTACTTCTACTACTACAGTTCCTTTGGATGCCACGCATCCTTCTTTTTTAAACAAACCAATTAACTTTGAATCAGGTTTTTTTGAATCAACAATCCTTGGTTTAAAAGCTAATGATTCAATATCAATATTAGCATTTCCATTTGGAACAATAACCCATTCAAAATCTTTAAATGTTTGCTTTGCTATAGATCTAGCAAGTCTAGCAAGGAATTGGGTATTGTTTGTTGGCGTAACTATAGAAAAATATGGCATTATTTTTTCACATTAAAAAAGAATAATTGAACTAATCTAGGAAATTCACCATACATTGTAGCAGAGTGAATCATTTTTCCATCCCAAAGAACCAATCGATTATAAACAGAACCAACTCTATCTACTAATTCCCAATTGTCTTCATGTAATAAATTGTATTGTGTATATATATCGCTATCATTTATTTCGTTTTTATTTTCTAGAGGATGACTTGGCGGTCTTCTACAACCATATTTTTTATCTTTCCAAAATGATGTTCCTGCATTTGTTGGTCCATCTTTTGTTAAGTATACTGCTGCTGCATAGTCTTGTTGATCACTATGATATACTAAAGGATCTTTGCCTTCTGTTATTTGAAAAACACCATTCATTGGTTGATTTAACCAGTCAACTATTTGTACTTGCAATAACTTTTCAAACTCTTCTTTTACATATGGGAACAAACAAGATGTTGTTCTTTTACCTTTGTAAAACCTATTCTCTTCTTTAAAATCAAACTTTTTTGTTTCTTCTACAATGAAGTCTGGATCTTTATAAAAATTATCAACAACAAGTAAGCTAGGTATTCTTTGATTAAATATAATTTCATTATCCATTTTTCCAAGTCCTTTCGTCTTCAATATTTTCGTTGTTTCTTAAATCAATTACTACAGATTCAAATATCGCAGAATAAGGAATAAAAACAAGCAATTTGCTATAATGTCTTGAATCTATACCTTCATCAACTTTAAACCACACTTCAATTCTAGATTTATTTGATGCTAATTTTTTTGTTTTATTCCTAGTAGATGCACATTCTTGCTCATATTGTTTTACTTGATCTAATGTTATTTCTAATTTTTGCATTTCTTTTTGAACTATTTTTTTAATTGCTTCTGTTTCTGCAACTATTATCTGTCGTTTGTCTGCTGATAAACATATGTATAATGTTGCTTCTGTTCTTACATCTCTACCATTTGCTTCTTCATAAAAACAACCGCTTGTAGAATAGAATCTTTTTGCTTCGTAAATGATGTCTGATTTGTTTTCACGGCATTTCATTTGTGCAGTTTTATTGCTTTTGATGCACTTATAATCAATCATTAACTTTTTATCTTCTTCGATAGAAGCCTTTTCAAATTTGTATTTAAATCTAAAGTTTAAATAATTGGCAACTTTATCTGCCAAAGTGTTACCGCTTTCAATACGCTTCATTATCTCATCTGTTTTCATATTTTTTCCTTAACATAAACTTTTTATATTCGTTGCACTTTTCAGTTACAAAATTAAAATTCTTTGAAATATTAACCTTAAGTCTTTTTGTTTCAGAAAGATAGTATTCTTCCATTGTTTTCTCGCCTTCGCATATCATTCTAGAAGTTTCTTTATCTTCTGCAACAGGAGATATAGTAACATGTTTACAGTTAGTTCCGTCTGTATTTAATGTATATAAACCTTCTACAATAATAGTTTCCATCATGTCCATGTTAATTATATCGCCATCAAAAGACCTTAACATTTGAAATAATTCAAAAATGTCATAATGTTTACCAGTTAAATTTTCAAACAAATTTTGAATTTGTTCTAATGATATTAATACTAATCCTCCAGATTGCAATTTTATTTCAGACAATTTATCTTTACGAAGATATCCCTTATCCATTAGATTCCTCCAAACACTTAGAACAAAAAATTCTTTTAAACTTATTTAAATCATCTATTTTTTCATCCATTATATATGAATGACCACATTCAAGTTCAGCAGACCACTTTCCAAAAGCTAATTTTTTCTTTGATACTATTTTTTGATTACAGTAAATAGAAAAAACTCTTCTGTTTCCAAAAGAGTGAGTAAAAACTAAAAATTTAAAATCATCTAAAAACAAAGATAAATCTATTATATGATTATTATCTGTGTCTTCATCTACATCTTCTTGTTTTGGAAAAACAGAATCTTTTAAATGATATAGTAATTGACCCCAGTCTAATTTAGTTATGTCTTTTTTTAAATTACATTCTTCACTATAAAAAACATAGAAGATTTCATCATCAATCTTTATTTTTATGCTTTTCATTTTATCTTCCATTTACATATCTTTTCATCTATAGTGCTTACATACCCATTGTATTCTTTAAATTTAGTTTTAGATTTTACTATTCTTTTAACATTTTTAATTTTGTACTTTTTATTATTTAAAAAAGTAATTACAAATTCATCTTCCATTTTAAACTTTCCTTTTAAATTCAACAGCACATTTTTCACACATTTCTTCCCATCCTTCACCAAGTATTCTATTTGCACGATCTACATTTGTCATACCTATATCTTTATTGCAAACAGGGCATGACATCAATGATGTTTTAATAGCACAATTTAAACAAGTGTCAACTGTAACTCCATCAACATCTCTAAGCATCCACTCTGAAATTTGTATTCCACATTCAGAACAATGATAATCTAATTCTTCTTCCATTTTAAAACTCCTTTAGCCAAATGTAAGCACGAAAATCACCATATGCCCATATTAACTCAAATCCTTCAAGTTCTTTTTCGCTCAGAGGGTATTGAACTCCACTTAAAGAAAGTTCTTTATTGACTACCATTTTTACAGATTCGCCATTTTCAATTTTATTACGCCATGTAACTCTATTTAAAGCTGTTCCTAGATATCCACCCCTAGATTTCATTTTTTCTAATATTACAAAAGCACCTCCAACCATACAATTATTTTTTAAAGAATCAATAAACATTTCTCTTTTTGATGGGTGAACAAAACATAAAGATAAAATGCATGTGGCAAATGAAAACTCTTCCATATAAATATTGAGGAAGTCATCAAGAACTACTTCGCTTTCACCTTTATATCTTTCCACCATTTCTTTGCATTTTTCAACTGGTATATAGTCTATTTTTCTCGACTTAATCATACTTGATAAAGCCAACTCTACATTACCTGTGCTTGCCCCAAAGTCATACACATTTGTTTCTTCTGCCATAAATACCGATGCAATTTCTGGCAAGAAATGATTAACGAAATTACTATGCCAGTATAATTGGCCAGACAAGTGTTCGTCAAATTTTTCTGCTATTTTTGAGAATTCAAACATTTATGATACTCCTTTAAACATTTAGCAATGTATCTCACTGAAGGTACATGCATACCATTGTATTTATACTTATCAGTATTTGAAGCACTTTCAATATGCCAATCGTCAGGAAAACCCATGAGTCTAAGTCTTTCTGTAGGTGTTACCCTGCGTATATTTCCATTAGAAACTACTAAATCTGTAAATGATTTATAATCTCTTTTTGTTAAGGTTGAGGACACTCCGCATTCATCAAATTGATCACTTCTTTGGCGAGTAAAGTAGGCAAAGGTTTCTTTGAACCACATGCCCTTTTTAAAATTCCATTCAAAGCTCTTTTTGACAAGTTCCACGCTTTGTTGACAGGTTCTAGTACTACGAGGGCCAAACTGGAGTATATCGCTATTGGCGGGGATTCCATCACGGACCCCCAAAATGTAAATTCTACGCCTTCTTTGGGCTGTTCCACAGTATTGAGCATCGAGTGTCGTATAAGTCGCATCGTACCCGATGCTGGCAAGGTCGCTGAGTATTGTGTTAAGCCCTCTTCTAACGAGCATTTGGACATTTTCAATGACACAATATTTGGGCTGAACATCTCCAACTGCTCTGAAGAACTCTTTCCATAAGAACGATCTTTTGCCATATATTCCCTCCTTTGATTGACTTGCTATAGATATGTCTGTGCAGGGAAAACCACCAACTATTACATCAAATTGATCTTTTTCGTATTTTATTTTTGTAACATCGCCATAATTTGGAATGTTTGGAAAGTTTTTTGCCAAGACTTGAGAAGGATACCTGTCTAATTCTGCAAAAGCAGCTATTTCAAAGCCTTCTTTTTGAAAGCCTAAAGCAAATCCACCAATACCGCTAAACATGTCATAAACTTTAAGCACTTAAACCTCCTTGTAAGAAATATGTATGCGTTTTTCTTACAAAACAATGGGGCTGTTTTTGACACAACCCCATGTCTCGTATGGATTAACGACATTTCTTTCTACTAAGAACGCCCTTAAGCCTAGATTGTTTTTGCGGAGCAGCATCAACAACCTTTACTTCTGGTTTTTTCTTAGTTTCAACTGCAACAGGTGCAGAAGATGAACAAACACCACCAGAACAACTGGACTTAGAACGAAGTCCAATAGCATTAACAGATTCAGAACCAAAGGCAATCGATGTTGCCAACAATAAATCAAACATAAATCTTCCTCCTAAAGAATCCTACAAATTAATCTGGTAACATAACCAGATCCATACTATATTGTTCGTATGAAACAAACAATTATTCAACTTTTGTCATAATATATTTTATAAAGGACTTTTTCAATGGTTATTAAAGAAATAGAAAACTTATTAACAAAAGACGATTGTCAAACATTAATAGACTATTCTAAAGCACAACTTAGAAAACTAACAACTATAGGCGAAAACAATAACTATAGAGTTGGAGATGGCACTTGGGTTTTATCCCCAGTCATAGACAGTTCTGGAGTTGATTTAAATAAAAAGATTAAACAAATAGTGCAAACACACACATCTTTGCCAATAGAAAATCAAGAAGCTATACATATTGTTCATTATGAAATAGGTGGTGAATACAAAGAACATCACGATTTTTTTCATGCTAATACGCAAGATTACAATGTTCATATAAATAGAGGTGGACAAAGGACTTATAGCTTTTTGTTTTATTTAAATGATGAATTTGAAGGTGGCGGAACAAAATTTGTTAAGAAAGATATTACAGTAATCCCAAAAACAGGAAAAGGTTTGCTTTGGTCAAATTTAAATGAAGATGGATCATTAGATTATGATTCAATGCACTCAGGACTTCCTGTTGTTTCTGGAAATAAATGGATTGCTATTGTTTGGGTTAGACAGAATAGATTTATTTAATTGTTTTCCAATGAAAAAAACATTGCATTATCATTTGATTTTCATCACAAACAAGTTTTTCTCTCCAATGTGGCATTTTAGTTCCTAATATTAGACCACCATCACCCACATTTGTTATTACTTCAGCTATACCACCATCATGCTCAACAAATAATGGCCACTTATTATTTGTATTGTCAAATATACAAACACTTAGCGTATATTCTAAATCTTCTCTATCTACATGTTTCTTTAAGATTGAATCATTAAAGTAAATCCTACTATAGCTATTCACTTTAACAATATTGTCATTTTTTAATAATATTTTTATTTTAGGGGTTATATCTTCAAGTACAGATTCAAACTCCTTAATTGTTGAACCATAAGAATTTTTGTAGTGTTGATCATTTCCTTCCCAAGTAAGACTATTATTTTTATAATAATCTAATAAAATATCACTTAAAAAAGAACATTGTTCTTTAGTAAAAAAATCTTTTAAATGTAATAACATAGCATTCCTAAAATATACTTAGTGGTTTACCATCAGATATAGGTATTGGTCGCCCTAAATTGTCCCTAATTTGAAACATCGGATCTAAACCTAACGCTTTGTACACTGTAGCATAAACATCTGAAATACTGCAAGGCTTGTCTTTAATGTCCATACCATCTGAGGTTGTAGATCCATAAACCTGCCCACCTTGGATAGTACCACCCC